GGGCAAGCTGTCCACCTCCGTACATAGACACCGGACGACGCAGGGCGTAGCGTCCACGGAATGCGAGTCAGGCGGCTGGTGGTCCTGGTGGTGGCGGTACTGGTGACGGGAGCCTGGTCGTGTGCTCCCCCCGCGCCGCTACGCGACCACGATGACGTGCCCGGCCCCGGGCCGATGTACTGCGAGGACTTCCCGCGGCTGGGTCGGGTCTGCTGGACCCAGGGCCACGACGGGACCGGCTAACGGACGCTGACGTGCTGACGTTCGTTGACGGCTGAGAAGTAGGCGGCTGCGAGCGTCGCTGTTCCCGAGACGGTGTCAGTGTTGACCGGGCTCATCGCGAACGGGAACGTCGTCGCTCCTGCGGTGAGCGAGATCCCCGAGACGCCGGTGGTGTCCTTGGTGATCGTCCGGGGCGAGAGCAGCGTGAACTTGTTGCCGGCGTCGTTGGCGGCGCTCGCTTCGATCCCACCCGTGACCGACGCGCCGGTCTCCGAGGCGGTGCGGAAGATCCCGTACGTCGACGAGGTGGAGGACTGGACGTAGCCCTCGATGAAGTTCAGCCCTCTGCGAAGGGTGAGGTCGAGCATCTCCGGTCCGTCCGCCGCGCCGAGGCGAACCGAGACCGATTCGGGGGAGTTGCGGAGGACGGTGAGCGAGCCGCCGAACTCGACCGGACCCGAGACCGAGGTCGACGGGTTGAGCACCCCGACCCGGTTGTTGCCCACTGACGTGAACCACAGGTTGCTGTCGTTGCCTTCGACGATCCCTGCCGGGTCATCGACGTTGGCGTTCGTGTAGGTGGTGACCGTCCCGGTCGTCGTGATCTTGCCGATTCCGTCGGCGTAGGTGAACCAGAGATCGGTCCCGTCGGAGCAGATGTGGTTGGGGCCGTTCGGGACGCCTGATGTGTAGGTGGTGACCGTGCCGGTGGTGGTGATCTTGCAGATGGCGTCGTCGGACAGCCGGGTGTACCAGAGCAGTCCGTCCGGGCCGGAGCAGATCTGCCACGGCAGGTTGCCGACGCCCGTGCTGTAGGTGGTGACCGTGCCTGAGGTCGTGATCTTGCCGATGCGGTCGTTGAACGTCGACGTGAACCACAAGAGCCCGTCTGGTCCGGAGCAGATCCCTCGGGGGCCGTCGATGTTGGCATCCGTGTACGTGGTGACCGTCCCGGTCGTGGTGATCTTGCCGATGCGGTCGTTGACGAGGGACGTGAACCACAGGAGGCTGTCCGGTCCAGAACAGATCTGCTGGGGTGAGCTGATGTTCGAGTCGGTGTAGGTCGTCGCCGTGCCTGAGGTCGTGATCTTGCCGATGCGGTCGTTCTGGGTCGAGGTGAACCACAGCAGTCCGTCCGGGCCGGAGCAGATCCCCGTAGGGCCGTCGACAGTTGCCGGCGCGTAGGCCGTCAGCACCCCTCCGGTCGTCGCCTTGATGATCCGGTTGTTGCCGTTCGACGCGAACCAGAGGTTGCCGTCGGACCCGGAGGCGATCCCGGCCGGGCTGCTGATCGTCGCCGTGCCCGATGACGAGTAGGTGGAGATCGTCGTGGACGAGCCCGAATCGGTGACGTTGAACTCGCACGACTCCCAGCCCGGCGCATCCCCGGTCGCGTCCCACACTTCGGTGAGCAGCAGCGTCGCGCCGTCGGTCAGGGAGCAGGTGACCCGCACCCGCCCGTTCGACAGGCGCACATGGCCGGGGAGGTTGTCGACCTGGCGGCCGCACACCGGACGCCACGTCTGCCCCTCATCGGAGGACACCTCGATCGTCGCCGCGCCCTCGTAGAACGACCCCGGATCGACCGAGTAGGTCACGCTCACGTCCGTGGTGGCGTCGCCGAACACCCGCACCGACCCGTCCGAGGTCGACACGTTCTCCTCCCCGTCGGGCGTGTTCGACCAGCGAGGCACCTTCAGCGACCCGGGCAGCCCCGTCACCGCACGGTCGTCGGCGGTCACGACCGAATGGACATTGGACCGCAGCGCCCCCGAGCGGACCACCTCGAGCACCGGGGCCTTCCAACCGGGAAGACGCTGCAGCTCGGCGTCGAAGCGGTAGGCGAGCTCCGGGCCGGTGGCGGTGGTGATCGGCCGCCCCGTGATCTCCGAGGTGACCTCGCAGCGCAGCACCCGGTAGAACCCGTTGCGGGAAGGGTCGTTCGCGTAGGTGACCGGGATCACCGGTTCGTCGGTGTTGTCCGGGCCGTACCCCTGCAGGGCGTCACGGATCGCGATCAGGTCGTCGACGGTCGGTTGGAACCGCACCACCCCTTCGACGCGAGCGGTGTCGCCCTCCTGGGCCCAGGAGGTGCACTTCAGGTCCAGGCCGGTCGACTTGCCGTAGGCGACGACACGGTTGAACGACGCCAGCTTGTCCGTCGCCAACGTCGCGGACGGGTTGAGCATCTCGATGAACAGGGTGTCGCCCCACAGCTCGGAGATCCGGCTGTTGGTGATCGACTCCGTCCCGCCGTCCGGGTCGGTCACGGTGATCGTGTCCGCCCCGTCCCACACCATCCGGAACGTGTAGTCCGTGTCGGCGCTGAGGGTGAACAGGTCGGTGTCGGTGGGCGACTCGATCGCCCCGCTGTAGAGGCTCAGACTCCGCCCGGCGGGGACGACGTTCGTGTGGATCGAGTAGTAGCCGATGTCGATCGGGCTGGGGGTGGAGACCGGGAGCTTGGAGGTGAGGACGAACAGCCCGGCGTTGCCGGTCGAGCCGGCGGCGAAGCGGAAGCTGACCTCGACCTCGCGGAGCCCGGGGACGCTCCGCCATGCGTAGGAAGCACCGGACTGGGTGAACGAGGCCCGCCCGGACACGATCTCCATCTCGCGGTTCGGGTCGAAGACGACGGGCGTCCCGGAGGCGCCGATGGAGGTCCACCCGTTGTCGCCGTTGAGCCCGCGGTCGGACCGCTCGAACGTGTCGGAGAACACGGTGGTGGAGGTGAACCCGATCCGACCGAAGGTGAGGTCACCGTCTGCCATCGAGAAGGCTCCTCACTGGTTGATGTAGACCGGCTGGGGGGTGACCGAAAGTTCACGGGCGATCTCACGGGCGATCTCACGGGCGGAAGGGGCGCGGGCGGACTCACGGACCCGGTTTCGCCCGTTCGCCTGGTTGATCGCGGCGTTGACCGCCCCGCCGACCTCGTTCGACACGCCCGGGACGGCCCTCAGGTCCAGGGAGGCGATGGCCCGCATCGTTTCGAGCAGTGCGGCTGCGACCCCGAGGGCGGAGGACAGGGCGCTGGCGAGCCCTCTGATCGCGCCACCCAACGGGCCGAGGTCGACACCGTCACCGATGGAAGCCACCGTGTCGGCCGCCCGCCGCGCCCAGTTGCTCATGGTGCTCAGCGCGTCCCTGACGAAGTTCACCGCCCGGGCCAGCCCCTCGATCACCATGCGTGCCCCGGGGATGTTGTTGACGATGTTCGCGACGGCGTTCGACACACCGCGGGAGACCTCGTCCCACTTGTCCCGCATCCAGATGAGGAAGCCGATGGTGACGACGATCGTCGCCACGATCAGCGTCATCCAGCCGCCCGCGATGCCGAACGCGACGCCGAGGCGGGTGAGAGCGGCCCCCAGCAACCCGACGGCCTGGGTGAGAAGGCCGATCGTGGAGGTGAGGGGCCCGGCGACCAGTGCGAGACCGACGACCCCTGCGGCGAACCGCTGCTGACCGGGGGTCAGGTTGTCGTAGGCGTCGGCCAGTCCCTCCAACACCCCGGCGAGGTCCTCGAGGACGGGGAGGAGGTCTTCGAGGATCGAAGCGCCGAGGGCTTCGAGGTTGTTCCGGAGCCGGTTGAGGCGCCCGGTGACCGTCCCGCCGAGGGCCTCAGCCGACCCGCCGAACTCTGCGTTGAGCTCCTCCAGGATGATGCGCTGTGCTCCGGCGGTGTCGCCGAAGTACACCATCATCTGGATCATGTCCCGCTGCTGGTCGGTGAACTGGATACCGACACGGGACAGTGCCGACAGCCCTCGGAGCGGGTCGTTCAGCGCCTTGCCGACGAGGACCGCTGAGGAGCGGAGGTCCTTGTCCATCGCCACCGACAGATCCAAGGTGGCGGCGGTGGCTTCGTCGAAGGTGCGGCCGGCGATGTTGCGGAAGGTGAGGAGGGTGTTCGCCGCCTCCTGGATCGGCTCGTCGTCCAACGAGGTCAAGTCACTGAGCGCCTGGGACAGCTCGACGATGTCCTCCACCGACTTGCGGGCCGCACCCCCGGTGGACTCGATCACCGCCTCGGTCTGCGCCAGAGCGGTCTCCCCCGCCGACAGCTCACGGGCGGCGAGGATCCCGAACCCCACAAGGGGAAGGGTGAGGTTGCGGGTCATCGACGACCCGACCGACCGCAGCCTCCCACCCACCGACTGCATCCGGGACGAGAACGTCGACACCCCACGATCGGCGGTGCTCAACGCCCGCTGCAGGGACGACGGGTCGCCGATGATCGCGACCCTGACCTCACGAGACGGCATCAGTCACTCCCGTGGGTTTCGTCCCAGTCGATGTCGCCCTCCCCGTCCGGGTCCATCGCCTTGGCGCGGGCCTGGAGGTGGCGGACGATCCCGTCGAAGTACTCGAGCGGCTCCTCGGCGAGGACGGAGGGGGCGATGCCCGCCTCGACCGCTACAGCGGCGATGAGATCGGCGAACTCGGATCTTTTGGGACCTCGTCCCCGACCAGATCCACGTCGGTCACCCGGTCCAGGAAGTCGTCGAAGTCCTCGAAGGTGACCTGGCGGCGCACCCCGAGGTAGGCGAGGAAGAACAGGTCCTCCATCCCGAGGCCCATCTTCTGGACCACCGCAGCCGCCTCGGCGGTGCCCTCGTCGGTGTTGGCGTCCAGGGCCTTCTTCGCCTTCTGCAGCTCCGCCTCGCTCGCTCCGAACAGCGAGTGGCCGGTGTGGCGCTCGTACCTGACGAGGTCACCGGGGCGGAGGTCGGAGTCGTAGGTCTTCCCGTCGACCGTGACCTTGAGGCGGATGCCCGCGAGGGCGTCTTGAAGCATGGCGCTGCTGCTTTCTGTTATCGGAAGCCCGCCCGTCGGGCGGCGTTGTCGACCGCGTCCCCTGCGGCGTCGATGATCTTCGGCGTCTGGCGACGGATGGCCGGGTACACGTAGCGGCCCTCACGGACCTTCGGCCGGTTCGCCCCCCTGACCTTCTTCACCGGGTGTTGGAGGGCCCCGCCGTCCATCGCGTTGCGTCCGGAGACCCGCTTGTCCGGGAGCCGCCCGCCGAAGTCCAGCCAGCCGTAGTACGGGACACGCGCCCCGCCGGCCTTGAGGTAGAAGGTGTTCCCCGAGGCGGTCGAACGCACACTCGCCGCGGCGCGCCCGGTCTTGCGGCGGATGTGGGCCTTCACGTCGTTGACGACGTGGTCGACCGCACCCTTCATCTCGTCCCGCAGCTCCGGCAGGAGGCTCTTGTCGATCTTGCGGAGCGCCGACCGCAGCTCCCGGAGGCCGGTGACGTTGATCTCCGCCGACGGCATCAGGGGATGCGGAACACGTCCGAGGCGGCGTCGAAGTCGCCGCTGATCTTCACGGCGTCGTCCACCGCGCCCTCGGCGTCGAAGTCGAACACCGCGGTCCCGAACCAGTACGGGCCGGCCGTGGAAGGCGTCGACGGGTACAGGTAGAACCGGCGGGCCGCGCCGTCGGAGGCAGCCGTGTACAACTGGGCGGAGGCGTCGTCGAAGAACCCCTCGTACGTCCCCGTCACATCGGGCAGCCCCGCCACCTTCTGCTTGTTGCGGTCCCCCTGGGCGGTGACGTCGACACGATCGGTGGAGAAGCTGATGCTCCACTTCGCCGTGTACGGCACACCTTCGGCCGCCGACGTCGAGCTTGCGAGCCCGACGTACAAACGCCCGTTCCTACCGTGAATACGGCTCACAGCACACTCCTTGATTCGATGGGGTGCGCTGTTCCCCGGTGGGTTGGTTCAGGTGATCTGTTGAAGAAGCTTCCTGGCGTTGTCGAGGAACGTCCGTCCTGCGACCGCGCTCATGGCCTGTCGTGCGACCTCTTCACGCTCCTGCTCGTGGGTGAGCCACCAGCGGAGCTTCTCGGAGAAGTCCTCCGGTCCGGAGAAGGTGGGGATCATCGGGAGGACCTCCCGGTTCTCGCCCCGCTCCTCGGTGAGGTAGAACGTCCCGCAGGCGGCCAGCTCGACCTCACGGGGGCCCATCGCCCAGCCTGCTTCCAGCTCCGGTCTCTCCGCTTCGCGGCGGTAGAGGTTCGCTGAGGCTTTCGTGCCCCGGTAGAGATCCGCGGTGAGCTCGTTCGGGTAGCACTCGTCCAGTTCGTGCCCGACGTAGGACTTGAGCGGCGAGTCGGTGTCCCGGAGGCACTGCCAGTTCCCCGCGAGCAGGACGTCCGCGCCGTTCCAATCCACGGCCTCGAGGAACTTCACCCGTGAGGGGTAGCCCGTCCCGACGAGGCAGAAGTCCGACTTCTCATCCGACGGTCCGGGGTGGTGGATGTCCGGGTCGTAGCAGTGGGGCAGGTAGATCGTGCCTTGAGGGAAGCGGTCGATGTTGGTCGGGTCGTTGACGACGTTGAGCGTGGCGTGCTCAGCCCGTGCGATCTGCCGGTCGTCCTCGTAGGGGCTCTCGGTGTGGAGGAGGACGACCTTGTGCCGGGACGACAGCACGTCGAGGGTGTAGTTGGAGACGTAGAACCCGGAGGTGATGACCACCACGTCCGGCCAGAGGTCGTAGCAGACCGCCCTCAGCGATTCGTTGGTGAGGTGAACGCCTTCTTCGGTCGTCCCCCCCAGACCTTTGGTCGCCCGCTCGTACCACTCCAGCCGTGCGGCGAAGTTGGCGTTCAGGACGTCGCACCCGGCGGCGGTGAGCGCCTTGGACCACCCTCGGTGGACGTCGGCGACCGAGAAGTTCGGGCCCGCTTCGACGCAGAGGACCCGCATCAGTGCATCGACGTGTCGGAGCGCCCGACCCGCTGGGTGGTCATGGCGAGGTGGACGGGGACCTCGGCGGTCGAGTCGAACCCGGACTCCCATTCGCTCGGGCCGGCGAAGCCTCCTTCGGCGAGGAGGGCGTCGACGGCCTCCACGGCGGCGGCGGTGAGCCGCTGGGAGGTCTTGGGGTCGTTGTCCGCGCCGTACACCCTCACGGCGATGAACCAGTCGTAGGGGTCCATCCCGGCGAAGCTGACCGTCACCGAGCATCCCCGCTGGACGATCGCCGGCTCGTGGTCGTAGGCCCTCGTCACCCCTGCGGAGGAGAGCGAAGCGACCGGTGTCCCGCCGGGGTAGGAGGCGGAGAACAGCGCAGCGACGGCGTCGAGGGCTTCGGATGCGGTCTGGGGGGAGGCGGTCATCCCACCAGGGGCGCGGCGGCTTCGCGCTGCAGCATCGCCATCGCCTTCACCCACACGCCGGGCTCGAGGCCGAGGTCGGGGGTGTCGAGCATCGGGTACATCTCGCTTCCCGAGGCGTGCAGCGACGTGTACAGGTTGCGGATGAGCAGGAGGGCGGCCTGCTTGAACTTGGCGTCGACTGCTGCGGTGGTGGCGTAGCGGCCGGCGGTGTAGGTGAGGACGATGTTCTGGGTGCCCCACGGGAACCGGGCGTAGCCGCCGCCACTTCTCCGCAGCAGCCGTCCGGTCGGGTAGTCGATGAGGAACCCGGTGGAGTTGTGGACCGTGTTCGTGTCCGCGGTGAGCGTCGTCGGGTTGGTGCCGTCGTACTCGACGACCGAGGCGGTGGAGCCGGCCAGGATCGGGGTGTGGCGGAGGTGGATGAGGTGCCGCCCGCCGTCGACGGTCTCGGTGACCTGGCGTCCGACGATCGGCCCGCAGCGGGTGTCGAGCTGTCGGCTCACGGCGGTGATGAGCATCTCGATGTTCTCCGTGTCCCCGGAAGACACGTCGAGGGCGGTGCGGGCCTCGGTGAGGGAGACGACGTCGAGCGTGTCGGCCATCAGGTGATCCGCACGGCGTGGAGCGACGACACGTTGATGTCGGCGTCGAAGGTGTCGGCCGCGTCCCCTCCGGTGCGGGACACCACCACGGTCGCGCCGTACTTGGCGATACCGGCGATGGTGTTCGAGTTGAGCGAGTAGGTCTCCCCGCCGATCTTGAACACGGTCTGGACGACGTCGGCGGTGACGGCCTGGACGGTCACGTCGTCGCCGGCCGAGTTGACGTTCACCGTCCAGCGGACGTTCCCGGTCCCGCCGGAGAAGTTGAACGTCTCCAGGTAGAGGTCAACGGTGCGCCACGAGAGCGGCACGAACGACCCGAGCGAGAAGACCGCTGCTTCGGTGGTGGCCTTGTCGAAGGCGAGGAAGCTGCCTCCCCCGGCCCCCGCCTCTGGGAAGGTCGTCCCGGACAGCACCCCTGCGAGCGGGGCGTTGATGGTGGCGATGGCGGTGCCCGCCACGTCGGCCAGCGTCGCCTTCTTGGTCGTCCCGGACTGGACGACAGGGAAAACGTCGCTTGCGCCGGTCGTGGTGACGGCTGCGAGGTCGGAGATCCGTCGGTCGGTCACAAGCTCACCTCGATGTTCAGGTATTCGCCGTCTTCGGTGGTCAGGTAGTCCTCGCCGTTGCCGACGAGTCGACGCTGGACGGTCCCCTCGGAGAGGGTCATCCCGGAGCGACCCGGGTTTCCTGCTCTGGGCATTTCATGCCTCCAGCCATCCCCAACGGCGTTGGAGAAGGTCGACGTTGTGGGCGACGTGATCGAACCGGCCCGGGGACTGGGACTCGAGGTGCACGACGTTCGAGTCGGCGCAGTACCAGGACCGCAGCCTCAGCCCCGTCCACGCCCGCAGGCAGAGGTCGACGTCCTCGTAGCCGTTGCGGAACGCTTCGTCGAAGCCGCCGAGGGTGTCGAAGTCCTCGCGCCGGATGGCGAGGCACGCCCCGGTCACCGCCGGCACGGGGCCGCTGTCGGCTTCGGTGGTGCGGTTGTACGCCTCCAACAGAGGGGTGCGGCGGAACAGGACCCCCGTGTGCTGCAGGGAGCCGTCCGGGTAGGTGAGCCTCGCTCCACAGATCCCCACCTCGGGGTTGCTCAGCGGGGCGACGAGGGCGTCCAGCCATCCGGTCTGGGGGATGGTGTCGTCGTTGAGGAAGACCAGGACGTCGGCGTCGGTGGCTTCCTTGGCGCCACGGTTGCAGGTGACGGCGAAGCCCTCGCGGTGCTCATCGTGCTGCCAGACGACCGTTCGGCCGTCGTAGAACCCAGTGATCGCCTCACGGCACTGAGCCACCATCTCCGACGAGGGGTCCAGCGTCGGGATGACGATGGCGATCATCCGACCGTCACCCGGATCGGGGCCGGGTCGAACACCAGCCCGTCCTCAGCGCAGAGGGCAGCCCAGTCCTGAGCAAGCTCCTCGTCGGACTTCAGCCCCCCTGAGCGCCAGTGGGTGCCGTGCATCGGGTGGATGTCGGAGGCTTCGTAGGCGGCGCGCCCGTTGCGGAGCTTGCGGGTCATCTGCTCCAGCGACCGGTACTGGAAGTGGCGGAACTCCAACACGCCCCGGATGTCTGTCTCCGTCGGGAGGTTGACGTCGTGGTTGCCCATGTGCAGCTGCGGGTCGGGGTGGGCGCGGAAGGCGACCTTCGCCAACTGCTGCATCTGCGCCCGCCGCCACCCCGAGAACGGCCCCGAGAATCCCGGGTAGCCGTGCGCGTCGACGGAGTTGCGGACGATGTGGTCCCACCCGCCTGCCCGGACGATGCTCACGTCCTCGGGCACCTGAGCCAACGACTCGGCGATCGTGCCGTGGAGGCCGTACCAGACCTCGTCGGCGTCGAACGGCAGCACCCACTCCGCGCCCAGCTCGTGAGCCTGAGCTGCGAGGCGGCTCATCTTT